TATGAGCGATTTTGAAATAAAAGCCGGATATATTCCGTTCGATATTAATATGACAACTTATGATCGTAACGGTTTTGTTACAACAAATTGTAATAGTATTACGTTTATTAATTACGGTACGGCGACAGTAACAATAGATAATAACGTACAATTAACGCAAGGGCAACAATTAAATATTGACGGTAACGCCGGCGAAATTATTAATAGACAATTTTTATTAAATTTTGCAACCGGATTTGTTAACAATTTAGTAACGGTTAAGAAAAATTATATTTAATTATGGGTAACGGTATAAGACTAGGCAACCAAGTAATTAATCAATTTGGCGCGCCTAGTATAAACGAAAATACTTTAGCAAATCGTCCGGCAGCCGGTCAAGCCGGTAGGTTATTTGTAGATACTACAAATAACTTATTGCAACGCGATACCGGATCGGCTTATGTAACTATTGGAGCGGTATCGGCAACGCCTGACTTGCAAGCCGTTTGTACTGTTGGATCAACTTTTACAAGCGATATAACTATTTCAACTATAAGAATTGGCAGAGGTGGACCAACTGTTAATGCAGAAAATACCGCAGTAGGTTTTTCGTCATTGTCAAGTATTAATAACTCATTTGGTAATTATAATGTCGCAGTAGGTTATGGTTGTATGGATTCGGCAACAAGTTCAAATTCTAATACTTGTATTGGATATAATGCCGGAACCGCAATTACAAGTGCAACAACTAATGTTATTATAGGATCACGAGCCGGCGATACTAATATGACTAATCAAAGTTCATGCGTATTTATTGGAGCAGACGCCGGTAGATATACCGGTGGATTTGGAAATATTTGTATAGGTTATCAAACTGACACGCAGCAATCAATAGGTAATTTTGCAGGTACACAAAATACATATATTGGTTATGGAATTGGTGTAAATGTTAATTCATATACATCTTATAATGTATTTATAGGTACAACTACCGGATCAGGATATACCGGTAATGGAATTAATGGTTTAAATACATTTATTGGATCTTTATTAAGTTTAAGTGCAAGCCCTACAATTACCGGTAATATTATTATTGGTAATAATACCGGTAAAAAAATTCAAAACTATGCGAGTGGTAATTGGGTACTAGGTGGCGGTGCAGACAATGGCATACATCAACTACAATTAAGCGGAGGTCTTTATTGTCAAACAATAAGTCCGTCAGGTGTTACGTTTGCCGTTAACACAACCATGACTTTGGGATCGTCTAATTTTTATTATGTATTTACGGGTGCAATAGGTGCTACAATTACTTTACCGACGGCATCAGCAAATAATAATATGTATACTTTTATTAATTCAACAAGTGTAAGTTTTACAGTTAGTACATCAGGAGGTCAATTTATTTTAAATAAATTTATTGGTAGTTTAACAACAACTGTTACTGTTGGAAATTATGCTTGTACTATATTAATAGCAGACGGAAATAATAAATTTTATCAACTAATTTCATAATAAAAAAAATATAATAAATATGAAACAAATACAACCAAAACAAATTTGGTATAATGGATCGGAATATATGGCAACCGTAATAAATTATTACGGTACTTGGGATAATCATTTGAACCAATGTATGTACTTTTTTGCTTTATATACCGGTACAGTAGATCAAACCGAAATTGAATTAGTTAAAGGTAATTTAACTATGGATAATCCGGAATATACTGAATTAAACGTATCGCCGAACGGTAACGCATACGTAGAACAATGGATTGAAAATAAATTAAACGTAGTAATAATATAAAAATATAAATATGTTATCAAAAGAAGATGCAATAAAATTGATTAAACAAGTAATTGACGAATCAGTTAAAGCCGGTTTGTTTCATAATGTAGAAACTGCAAATAGTGTATTTAACGCGTGGACGATAATAACACACGAATTAAACAAAGAAAACTAAACAATGGAAATGCTTTACAGTCTTTTAGGTATGGCGGCAATCGCCGGCGGATTTTATATTAATACTAGATCGCGTTTAGATCGTATTGAAAGCGATCTAAAAACTTATACTAAAATTAATACCGAAATAATTGATCGTTTAGCACGTATTGAAACTAAATTAGATTTTATACAAAAAAAATAATGATATGAAAAATCCAAAAACAACAATATTCGGATTGATTGCGGCAATTGCCAGCTATTTCGCAACAAGCGGATCAGGTAAGGCGCAAGTTATAGGGCAAGCGGTTGCCGGAGTTGCTACGTTCTTATTGGGAGCGGTTGCAAGTGATGCAAAAAAATAATTGTATGACCAAAAATAAAAAAGTGTTAATCGGTTTAACCGTTGGCGCGATAATTATACTTATGATCAGAAAAAAATTAGCGACTATGCTTACGAATACCCCATTCGGAGCAATAAGCGACAAATTATTCAATTTAATTGGAAAACTAGAGGGTTTTACGCCGGTTGCCGGTTGGGATTTTAAACAATATTCAATCGGTTACGGATCAGGTTATAATTGGGATTTAAAACGTCCGGTACAAAAAAGCGACGTAATTGACAAAGCCACCGCTAGACGTTGGCTATTGTTAGAAGCAGAGCAATATTTTAATTATGTTAAAAGCCTAATTAAAGTTCCGGTTACTGATAACCAATTATTAGCATTATCTAGCTTTACGTATAATGTAGGAAAAGGCGCGTTTAAAGATAGCACCTTACTAGAGTTATTAAATAGCGGAGCAGATAAAAATACAGTAGCCAAACAATTTGATCGTTGGATCAATTCAGGGGGAAAGCCGAGCGACGGATTAATAATTAGGAGAAATGCAGAAAAAAAACTATTTTTGTCTTAATAAAGGGTTTTGTTAGTAAATAATTTGATTTCATTCTATTTTTTTTAGAAAGCGAGGGACGTTTTTACGTCCCTTTTTTTATGTATATACGTTCTACAAACAATTTAGTAGTACGATCATATACATTAAAGTAATTGCCGCCAATACGATCCGCAAAACGGTAAAAGTCATTAATATCAGTAATTTTACGATACTTACGCGGATTTGATCCGTCCAACATAAAAACTATCATATTATAGTCCTTTTTAGGCATTTTTTAGGGGTTTATCATTAATTGCAAAGTAGCGATCATTATCTTTTTTAAGTAGCCTAATTCGTTTAGTAGCCATTAAAGCGGCGATTGCACGTAGTACGGTAATTTTTTGCCATTTTGTAATGTTAATAAGGTCTTGATAAGTTGCAATTTTACGTTGTTGAATTATAAAAAAAACCTTTTGTTTGTTTGTCATTTTTACTATATTTGTATTAGAAAAAAGTTAATCCTTTCGGGGGTTTATAGTCAAAGCGTCGGCAGCCTAAAAAACTGTCGGCGTTTTTTTTAGCTATTTATTACCAAACTTAAAAGCATACCATTCAATAAAAGTGTTTAATAATTCAAAGTTCATTTGTTTATAAGTTTATAAAATAATTTTTTTAATATTTCCCAAACTATAATAGTTAAAATATATTTCATTTTTTAAATTTAATTACTGATATATTGTATAAATGTTCAAGTATTACCCATAACATAACAATAGCCGCATAAAATATTGCCATTGGAAATAAGATAAAAATTAAATACATACGGCGAAAAAAAGTTAATAGCATTTTATAAAGGTTTTAAAAAGTTAGCGCATTTTATATTTGTTTGTATAATCTTTAATTATAAGACTTTTACTGATCCATATTTTTACTAGGTTTTTGGCAAAAGTTTTACCGTTCGCGGTACGCTCAATTATTTCGTCAACTATATCGTTGTAATCCATTGGAATCGTTACAATTAAACTACATAACCGCCTAGTTTCCATTTCGTCCAAATCGGAGGCTTTTTTTATTAACGTAGGTTTATTACTATCATTTTGTACTTGTTGAAAAATACCGTTGAAATTCATTAATGTTATAGGTTCAAAATCGCTATCGGATCGCATAAAGCGACTAGATAATACAAAAGTATTTTTATCCCGATCTTTGACTATGTCTAACGTGGATTGCGCAAACCGATCCGACGCCGCGCCTATATGTCCGGTTGTACTTAAATTACTTTTACTTTGATGCAATACAGTAATAACTAATACCTTAAAAATTTTAGTAACTTTTTTCAACCATTTAGCTAATAAACTACTTTCGCGTTCGTCGTTATAGTTGGTTAATAGATCAAGCAAGCCGTCAATTATAATAACCGCACATTCGGGGTTTAATTCTAAATAACGCTCAATCATTCGCCTTATGGACGGGCTGCTATCTTCGCGTACCTGATACGCGTTAAACGTATCAGGTAATTGATTAAGTTCCGAAAATTCTTTTATCTTACTAATTTGACGGTAAAAATCATAATCGCTGCTTTCAGTATCAAAATAGCATATTTTTTTACGATCCTTCGGTAAGTCTATTTTCAAAGTAAATACGTCGCAAGGTAAAAAAGCACTAGCAACCAATGCAGCAATAAAACTACTTTTGCCGGTTTTTGGTAATCCGCTAAACGTAACAAAATTTTCAACCGATCCGGTTTTTTTGCCGCCAATGCTCATAATAATATCGTCAGGCGACGGAGTGTAATGGGGGTTATATTGGCGTTTTAAAAGTAGATTGTCAATTTGGGGTTTATAGTCGTTTTCCATTTTTAAATCTTTTCTAATAAGGCGCAAATATAAAAAACAAAAATCAAAATCAATACGGCTTGACCGTTTGGATTATAGAGTAACCAATTTAGAAGTTTTTTCATTTTCGGTGGGTTTAGTTTTATCTTGAATCTTGGTTAAAAAAGTTATAGCATCATTTATGCAATAGTCCATAATTACATCGCGATAGCCTTCATATATTGTACTGCCATTAATATCGTGAGTCATTTTTGAAATTTCAATATATTCCCTTTTTTCAAAATAAACTTTAAAAATTTCAAGGGCAAAATATTCTAGTTTATTAATACCGGCGTTGGGTACTATTAAACGGTTGTACTGATCATTAATAGGAGTACAAGGGAAAGCGGGAGTAGTTAAATTTACATTCATAATATAAAGGTTTAAAAAGTTACTTTGCTAAATAATCAATATGACATTTTGCGGATATTAGAGTTGCGTGTTCCGACCAATCAAGCGCGACAATATACATATCGGTTTTATCGTCAACTAGGATAATGTAAGTGTTATAAAATATTTTTCTCATTTTTTAATTCTTTTATAGTTTTATTAATTGATATTGACATATCGTTGAAAGTTTTTTGATCAATCATTAAAACAATATCCGTAATATCGTTTTGGTAGCTACATACGTGTAAACTTAAATATATAACCGTTTCTTCTTCGTTAATTCCGGTAGCTAATAATTCATTAACACCAAAAAAAATTTGTTGGCTAATTTCTTTTTTCATTTCAAATATTTTTTAAGTGGTTTTGTAAACTAGATAGATCACGAGTATAATGATCAATACTATCATTAAATAAATTTAATAATTCAGCCGTTAAATTAAACGGCAAATTTGATTGATCCAAAATAAGCATTTGTTCAACGCCAATTTTGTTGTTACCTGAAAATAAAATTTTTACATTTTTGTACGGCGATAATTCCGTAAGATTTTTTAAAAAATTCAACTTTTTTTGAATACTTGCAATTTCCGTAAGTACGGACGTGCAATCGGAAAGGTTTTTAGTTTCCATTTGTTTTGGGTTTAATAGTCAATTAAATAATATCAGGAGCAAATTATATGTTTTTTCGGTATTACCAAAAAAAAATACTAGGTATTTCCTAGTATGTATATATTAAAGGTTGAAAAAAGTTAATTTAAAATATTATATTTCGGGGGATTGTGAATTATTTTAGTCCGCGTAACAACGCGGAGCTAAAATAATTTTAATTTCATTAACAATGCACATTTTCCCTAATTTTTTTTCCACATTTTAAAAAAAACTATAAAATAGTTGGTTTTTTGGCGTTTTTGGTTAAATTTGGGTACATAGCGAACGTATGAAATTTAAAGCGTGGTACATTCCGGCGGCAATTATTACTTTTATTTTGTATAAAAAATACGAGTTAGCAACACGCGTAAGCGTTTTTTTTGACAGTATAGACTTTCGACCAATGTCTATTTTTAATCCTACGCTTGACGTAGTTGTAAGGGTTAATAATCCAACGCAAGTAACGGCATCAGTTGATAATATTACCGGCAATTTATTTGTTGACGGTAATAATGTAGGTACAGTTTATGGAATCCCAACGCAACGATTAAGCAGAGGATCAACCTTAATAAGAATACCGATCACATTAAATTATGGAGCAGTAATTAATTTAGTTAAAACTTTTAATATTAAAGGATTAAAAATTATTTTTAAAGGAACTATGACAGTTGACAATATTCCTTTACCGTTAGATTTTAAATATACCGTTGAATGATAACCCCTAATATAATTTTATCTAAATTAAGTCCTTTTAATAATTTTAAACGTATTGTAGTTGACGATCAAACTACAACCGACATAATTAACGGTTTATTACAAAATCACAATCGTTATAAAAGCGAGTATGATAAAATAAGCGAAATATTTTTAGGTAATAATGTAAAAGAAACGGCGCGTAATATTTTTGATTTTCTTAAAACAAACGTAAAATATTATATTGAACCTACGCAAAATCAAACCTTGCGCAGTCCGTCGGCAATTATAGCAATGCCAATGGGCGCAGATTGCAAAAGTTTTGCAAGTTTTATTTTAGGAACTTTTGACAGTTTGAATAGGAAAGGTATTTATAACGTACCGTTGGCGTATCGTTTTGCTAGTTATAAAGAATATTCTAAAAATCCGCAACACGTTTTCGCGGTATTATACCCAAATACTAATCACGAAATTTGGATCGATCCGGTACTTGAAAAATTTGATCAAAAAAAGCAACCTACATATTACAAAGATAAAAAGTTAAGTATGGCATTAATAGCAATGAGCGGCGTAGAAACGCAAGGGCAACCAAGTTTACAACAGTTGGAAAATATACGCGACAAATTAGTAAGCGTTCGAGATCGTTTATTAATTGACGGTACACTACAACCAAATTCAAGCAAAGAACTTGAATATAAAGTTGCAATTAACAAAGTAACAAAGGCAATACAGGACAAAAGTATATCAGTTAATGATCCTTATGCAAGCGTAAGACAATACGGATCAAGTATTAGCGGTTATCACAACAACGAAATGGGCAAAATTGATTGGAATGCTTTAATTAAAAATGTTGTTGATACCGCGCCGGCTATCGTTCAATCTGCTAAAAGATCAGGCGGCAGTGGTGGCGGCGGTAATTTTCAATTACCAGATCAGCCAACGTCTAACAACGGAATAAGTACTAATACATTATTATTAATAGGTGCCGGAGGTTTGTTATTATATTTTATAATAAAAAAATAATGATTAATACTAATAATAGTAAAATTGGCGATTTTGTTTTTGTACCGGTAACAACGGGCGAACCAACAAGTAGCGCAATAGCAACCGCAGTTGCTACGGCAGTAGCTACGGTTATAAATTCAATTCGTAAAGGGCAACCTAATCCTAACGATTGGAAAGGTTGGAACCAATTAGATCAAAGAGAACAAAAACCTATTGGTACAAGCGTAACCGGTTGGATAATAAAAGACGGTCAAAGCATTCAAAATGAGGCGTTAAACATATTATCATATATTCAGGAATTTGGTTTTAATAATGTTATAGGTTATAATAAATTTTGGAATAGAAATATTACAATAGACGATTTATATAATAAATTAACTAGAGGAGGGTATATACAAGAGGCAAATCAAATAAAACAAATTTTTAATAAACCTAATCCAATTGCTAACTTATTTCAACCTTCAAATTCTAATCAATCGGAAATTTCGCCAATATTTTTATTAGCAATAGTTGGAGGCGCAATATTTTTATTCACTAGAAAAAAACGAAAAAAATGACAACGGCACAAAAAAACGCAAAGGCTAAATTTAAACAAGCGATTGCATATAGACAAAAAACGGGCGTATCTTTAAAAGAGGCGTTTGCACATATATACGGTAAAAAAGTAGGATCAGTAGCTAAAAAAACTGTCAAAACTAAAACCGTTAAAAAAGCTAAATTAACACCTGACGATAAAAAAGATAAAAGCGCGTTTAATGTTATGGCGCGTAAGTATAAAAAAGCACGCGTAGGCGCGTTAAAATTAAAGCCTAACGAAATGCGTTTAGGTTTGTTATCTAAAAAAGT